CCGAATATGGTTGTGCAACCAACTATCATCACTGAAACGGAGAATATCGTGAGTGCTAAACCCGGAAAACTGAAACCACTCTACAAGTTCATTGACTTCAGCAAGGGCAATAACGAGATTGCTGAATTGATGTTGGCAGAAGCGAAGAGACTGAACATCAGCACGACACGCGCATCCATTCTACAGCTCATTGTGGTGAAGCGTCGTAAAGAGGGTGCATTCCTTCGCAAACCGGCAGCAGTGAAAGCATCGAAGCAGAAGAATGAGACTGTGGATGTGAGCGTTCAGATTCTCGATGAGATGATTAAGGGGCTGACAGATATGCGTCAGTTTCTCGTCGATACAGTCAATGAGAACATGACACTCAAGGCGAAGATGGCGAACTTCAAGAAACTCATGGAAATCTGATGGACATCATTCCAACACCAAAGAAGAATGTCATACTTGACGCCACTTCTCTCAGTTCGCTGATGAGTTGTGGTCGATACTATGACATTCGTTTCAATCATCGACTTGTTTCAGTGAAGGGCAAGTCGAATTCGCTTGAGGTAGGCTCTCTGATACATAAGGTATTGGAGGTCTACTACAAGCACAAGATTAATGGGTTTCCTACCAATACATCTATCGGTCAGGCGCTCGCGGCAGGACAGTTGTACATCAATGGGTGTCCTCACTGTGCGGGTTTCATTGAGTCGGATACTGTAAAGAAGCCGACCTGTGGGCATGATGTAGACGAGTATCCGGGCATGACGAATACTCCAGAGCAGTCATCAGGTTATACGACTGGCTGGACGTTCGCCATGAAAACGTGCGAACAGTATTTCGAGAACTACAAGAATGACGCATTCATTCCACTCTCAGTAGAGAACGTGAAAGGTGAGGTTCTCTACGAGGATGATGAAATCCGTGTCATGTGGAAAGCGAAATTCGATCTGGTCATCGATACGAATCAGATTGGTATCGTATCGATGGACCACAAGACATTCAAGCAGCGGCGTGACAAGAGTAGTCTGAGTAATCAGTTCATGGGACAGTGTATGTTGCTGAAGAGTCGCAACGTCATCGTGAATAAGATTGGACTCCAGACTACTCTCAAGATTGAAGAGAGACTGACTAGAGAGGTGATTAGTTTCAGTGCGGATAGACTCTTGGAATGGCAGGGTGAGACTCTACCCTACTATGCATATCGATTCCTTGAGTTTGCAGAGAGTGGTTACTGGCCTCCAGATTACACGCACTGCGATACCATGTTCGGTCCATGTCCATACAAGAATGTATGTGAGGCCGATAGAGGAATGCGCGTCGAGGAACTGCGCATGAACTTTATTAAGGCTCCCATCTGGGATCCAACTAACAATAAGGAGGAGTAATGAATGAGGAACTGCTGCTTGTAGTTCAAGGATGGAATCTCGAACAGTTGAATGCCTACATCGAGCAACTAGAGGAGAGGGTAAAGAATACCTCTACTCTAATTTCTCAACTGCGCAAGATTCGTAGGACTAAGGAGAAGCGTAAGTATACTCCTGAGAATGGACCGAGAGGAGGAAAGTAGTGGCTAAGGTGAGAGAACTCCTTGAGGTACTGAAACAACTTGACCCTGACTTCGATATCTACGTGGCTATCGCTAGTGAGGGTGGAGAACTTGTCATCGAGCCAGTCACCGAATCATGTGCGGACGATACGGTGATTGGTTACGTGATTACTGACGGGAAGAGTGAGGATTCAATACACTAATGCCAATAATTGCTAAGGATATCTGGATTACCCGTGAGGGTATTCAGGTAGAGATTAAGAAGATGCCATCTTCTCACTTGTTGTCAACTATACACTTCATCGAACGCAGGAGATTCGAGGCGTGTTTTGAGGTGTATCAAGATACTGTGAACAATGGGCCGGTTGAGGGTATGTTGGAATACTACTCTCAGTTCCCCGTTCAATATGAGACTCTCATTGCAGAGGCTCAGAAGAGAGGATTAATCGCACGACAGTCACCTACTAAGGAGAGTGACAATGCCGAGCATGGACGACGTAGGATTCGATAGTCTGTACTGTATGTTCAAAGGAGAACCGGGCACTCGTAAGAGTACTCAGGCTCTATCCTTCCCTGGACCTCAATTCTGGTTCTCATGGGATAGGAAAATGAATGGGATTTATCTCCCCATGAAGAAGTGGGGAATCGATCCTAAGACGATCAAGTATGAGGACTATGATGACTGGACGAAGCCGCGCAAGCAGCTCGAAAAGTTCCAGACTGAGTGTCCATACAGGACTCTGATTTTCGATTCTATTACGTCGATGGCAGACATGACACTGCGTCAGACTGTCAAAGCGAAGTACGGTATGACACGGCAGAGTGGTGCTCAAGCCGGTAAGCTCATCGCAGGTATCGCTGTGAATGAGATTGAGGACTACAATGCAGAGTCATCCGCACTTCAGGAACTCATCGCGCTGACAAAGGATATCTGCACCTTTCACAAGGTCAATATCATTCTTATAGCGCACGTCGTACAGGCAGAGTATCGCAATACGACGAATAATACTACCCATGTGTCACGGACTATTGTGACTGCGGGTAAGAAGGTGGCACCGAAAATCCCGGCTTACTGTGGTGAAGTATATCACTTCAACATTAAGAAGGGATTCGTTGAGGGAATGGGAGGTGACTATTCTTTACTGACAGAGCACACTGGTGACGACTTTGCGCGGACTGCATTGGGCATGGATAAAGAGATTGTATTCGGTGACAAACCTCTTTACAACACGTACATCGTGCCAGCCATTGCGAAGCTCAAAGAAACCTACACACCAACATCGAAGTTCTAACAACAACGACAGAGGAGATAGTCTGATGCCTATTGTGACGTTTAGTGATCGTGATCTGATGCGCGGGAAGGTTGTGGAACCCGCGTGGTATCTCGTCAACATCGACAACATTGGTGAGGCTCCCTCGAAGGATGGAGGCTCCACCAACTACCCCGTCGAGGGTACCGTCATCAAGAACGCTGACAATGACGGCGAGGAGTTCAAGGGTGTTCCTCTCGACTGGAATTTCAACAGCAAGGCGATTGGATTCGCTGTTGGATTTCTCAAGGCTTTCGGTGTCGATGTGAAAGCTGGTGCGCGCTTCGATCTGAGCAACGCAGTCGGTCGTCAGGTTGAAGTATTCGTCGAAAACGGCGAATGGCAGGGTCGTATTGTGAATCGCGTGAATCACAAGTATCGTCAGGCTCGCGGTCAGTAGTAGCTAGTAGGTGAGGGGACAGCCAACCCTCACCTTTTTCTTTAGTTGTGACTACACTTCAGCTAGTCCAATGAATGGGAGAGTACAGTGGAATACTATCTGGAAGAAAACGACGATAAGCCGGTGGAAAGCACAGACGACGAAGATATCACGGAGTCTGAGCAGGCTGAACTCCTCGAAGATGAGGATGACGATGACGATGAGGATGATGATTTCGTCGATGAAGATGACGACGAAGAAGCATCCGACGATTAACCAGATTCATCAGTAGCACACTACCAAGATGTTCAGAAGTTACGAGACTCTCGCAGCACACATCTAATATCAGGGAGTCTGAGTACGAGTTGATGCTTGCAATGTGCGCCTGATGACTAGGAGGCGTGTCCTATCGCTGCACTAAAAGGAGCAGGGAACTGGACACGCCTCCGCTTTTTCGGACTGTGCAGAAAGAGAGAAAATGACTGAAACCAAAGCCGTTGGACGTGTAATCAAAGTGAGTAAAGAGGGATGGGGATTCATCAGTTCAAAGGAGATTCAGTTTACGCGCATCTTCTTTCACTGGACTGCTCTCAAACAGGACACCGTTCCATTCTTGGAGCTTAAGAGTGGAATGATGGTTGAATTTACTCCCATCCAAATTCCGGGGAAAGGATATCGAGCTATTCATGTGCGCGTTATCGATAAGAAAGAGTCTAACAATGTGCCTGAAATGCCCCCACTGCTCGAACTCGGACAAGAGCCTGATTGAATATCTTGTCGGTAGTAAATGGATGTGGTTATGTACTGTTTGCTCTAAGACATTCCATCAGGAACTAAAAGATGAGTGAGCACAAAAAATATGTCCCCGGACAGGGACCATCTGGAGCCAATTTTGTAATACTGGGTGATGCTCCCACTCATGAGGACACGGTAGCTGGTAAACCGTTTAGCGGAGCCGCGGGTAGAGAGTTGGATAGACTGCTGAGAGATGCAGGAGTCCCACGCTCAGAATGCTGGCTTACTACGGTTTCAAAGTATTCAGTTCCTCCAAATTTGGAACGTAAGAAATTACCATTCCACGTTAGAGCCAAGAATGCTGGAGTTGATATTGATCAGCAACTCGATGAGCTGAGAGTAGAGCTGAATGAAATCAAACCTAACTGTATACTTGCTCTCGGTGGCAATTCTCTTTGGGCGCTTTCAGGGAAAGATAAGATTGCTAAACATCGGGGAAGTCTCCTCCGGGGTATGGGTTACAAGTTTGTGCCTACCTATAATCCCGCACATTTTCTACCTGGTACTAAGGGTGGAGAGGTTAAGGGGTATTGGAACCGACAAGTTGTAATCTTCGATATGAAGCGCGCATGGGATGAGAGGCATTCGCCTCTATTAGATTTACCCAATAGAGTGCTTCAGATATGTCAGAACTCTGGTGAACTCCATGAGTTCCTTGAACTCTACAAACACAAGAATAAGATGTCGGTAGATATCGAAGCAGGTGGGCATTGTTTGCCTATCTGTATCGGTCTATCGATGAATAAGGGACATGGAATGACGGTCCCCCTGTGGAATGAGGGGAAACTCTCGAATATTCCAGACTCGGATATGGTAACATTGTGGCAAATGCTTGCCAAAGTATTAATGGAGAAGGATATTGTCGGACAAAACTTTAATTATGACCGCGACAAGCTCCGTAGACTCGGATTCATTATCCGAAGAATACACTCAGATACTATGCTCAAAGCATTCGCAATTAACCCTGAACTCCCAAAGGGGCTTGCATTCAGTACAAGTCTCTACACGCGAGAACCCTTCTATAAAGATGAGGGCATGTATGAGGGGGACATTAGAGATCTTCTGCTCGGATGCGCTAGAGATAGTTGTGTTACGCTCGAAATAGACGAGGCAATGGATGCGGACATTGACGAACTAGGAGTCCGTAAATTCTATGAAAACTTCCTGATGAAACTTCCCGATCTCTATCTCGAAATAGAGAACAACGGATTCAGGATTGATGAGGCGAAGAGGAGTGAATTAATCGAGAAGTACGTGATGTGGGATGAGCGGCTCGGCTATGAGATGTATCAGCTCGCCGGTATAGATATCAATGTCAGCTCTCCCGTTCAGGTACACGCAATTCTATTCGATGAGTGGAAACTTCCGTATCGTCACGGCACGGGCGAGGAAGAGTTGACTAGTCTATTGAATCTGAAACATGGAGTCAATAAGCCGAATCAACGTGAGTGGATTGAGAAGTGTTTAGAGCGTCGGCGCGTCCGCAAGACCATTAGCACCTACCTGTTCGCAATACCAGACTACGACAAGAAGATGCGCACTACCTGTTATATGTGTCTAGAGACTGGACGCACATCTACAGGTCAGCAAGATCCACCCATCAGACCACTGGTAGACCTTGTAGGCAACGGTAAAAAAGCCGACATGAAAGTGATGGGAACTGCATTCCAAGTAATGACGAAGCATGGTGATATTGGGCAGGATGTGCGAAGTATGTACATCCCTGATGAGGGCGAAGTATTCGTCCAACTAGATAGCAGTCAGGCAGAAGCACGAGTAGTGTTTAACTTGGCAACTGATGAGCAAGCATTAAAGGATATTGACGAACATGACTATCACGCACTTACTGCGAGTTGGTTCTTCGGTGGCGTTGAGAACGATTACTCCAAAAAGGTTCTGGGATACGAGTCACCGATTAGATTCGCCGGGAAAACTCTTCGCCATGCGGGACATCTTGGCGCTGGCGCAAAAAGAGCATCTGTCGAACTCAACACGCAAGCACGGAAGTATAAGATTCCTATCACTATTGATGAGAGCATTGCGGCGAGAGCACTCAAGATATTCCATGCGAAACAACCAAAAATACAACAGGTTTTCCATGCGCAAGTGATCGAAGCCCTGAAATCTAATCGACGACTAATCGCACCATTACCGTGGGGGATTGATGCCGAACGAGGTGGTGTACGAATATTCTATGAAAGATGGGGTGATGATCTATTCAGAGAGGCTATGGCCTACATCCCTCAACGAGCCGTTACTGATAATACCAAAGCGGCTGGTATCAGAATCAAGAAACAGTTCCCTGAAGCACGGATCATTCTTGAGGCGCATGACGCGCTTCTTTTCTCGGTGCGAACAGAGTATCTTGATGAGTTTGTCGGAATAGCGAAGCTGGAGATGGAACGGCCTATCAATTTCAAGGCATGTTCTCTCCCCCGTAGATTCCTCAAGATTCCATGCGATGTGGAAATTGGGGAAAACTATAAGGACTTGAATAAGTACAAGTTCAAAGTTATCGAACTAGAGGAAGAAGTAGTGGAAGAAGTGGTAATCGAGAAGAAACCACTTTCGATAACTGATCAGTTCATAGTACAGGAATGAGTAATGACATGGCTCGAAACATTACTGGGGCAACATAGCGAATTAGAAAGTCCAACTAATTTTTGGCTGTGGGGAGGGTTGGCGGCGATATCTGCCGTCGTAAAGGACAACGTATGGATCAACAGACAAATATACAACCTCTATCCCAACATCTATGTAATGTTTCACGCAGAGTCAGGGTTGAAAAAGGGTCCACCTATCAGCATGGCGAAACAGCTAGTCAAGGCTGTAGGTGGGACGCGCATCATCAGTGGTAGGAGTTCGATTCAAGGAATATTGAAGGATCTGGGGACCGCGCGTACTGAGCCGGGCGGTAAGGTGAATGGTAAAGCCACAGCATTTATCTGTAGCAGTGAGCTAACCAGTTCCATCGTGGAAGATAAAGTAGCTACCGATATCCTCACTGACCTGTACGACCGACAGTACAATATAGGTGAATGGCGATCGCTACTGAAGATGGAATCTTTCAACCTCAAAGATCCGACTATATCGATGCTGACGGCAACGAATGAAGCGCACTCTAATGACTTCTTTGGAAAGAAGGATATTCACGGTGGTTACTTCGCTCGGACATTCATCATCTCCGAGAATAAGAGGCATCGTGCGAACAGCCTTCTAGTTCCACTAATCAATCCTCCGAACTATCTTGATCTAGCGGAGTATCTGAAGGAATTATCGAAGTTACAGGGTGGTTTCCTTCCATTGGCTAGTCGAGAGAAAGACGATAACTTCAGGATCGCGCATGTAGAGCACGTAACTAGAGAGACTAACTATTTCACTCCTGCGGGGTTGATATATCAGGAGTGGTATGAGGATTTCATCGAGACAGTTGCAAGTCAGGAGATTAAGGATGAAACAGGTACACTTAATCGGTTCGGTGACTCTGTTCTCAAGGTGGCAATGCTACTTTCTCTGGCACGAAGTCCTGAACTCTACATCGATGAAGAGTCGATGGCTCTAGCTATTACCTACTGTGAGAAATTGGTGGGTAATGTCCGTGAAATGACTCATGGAAAGAAGGGGTTAAGTGAAGCGAAATCACTGAAAGGACTGATTCTGGCAGAACTACTCGCACGAGAATCGCATCAAATGTCTCGTGCTATGCTGCTCAAGAGGATGTGGGCACACTACAAGGAAGCCGGTGAATTGGATGACATTATGCAGTCATTTGATCAGGCTGGAATGGTCAAGACTGAAAGCATCGGAAATCAGATCATTTACATCATGCCAGAGAATATGGTGGGTGAGATGAAACGACTGTATGCAGGTAAACTGAAATGATAATAAGTCCGCCCAGTGATTTACCGGATGTCTACACACCCCCTCCACCAAGCACAGACTTGGAAAAGGAATATGCGCGCATCAGGGAATACATGGATGTGAAGCCGTGGAAGTGCGCGTGTAGACTGGTGAATTTCGGGCGGAATAAATACTGTGCAGACTACAAGTGTAGGAACCCTAGACCAACTGACTTCGTAGAGGTGTCGAGATGAACGGAACAGTGATTCGTGTACTGGCAGACAAGGGATTCGGATTCATCAAGGGTGACGATGGAAAGGAATATTTTTTCCACCGTCAGGATCTTCAGGCGGGTGAATTCGATTACATTGCAAATGATGTAGAGGGAGGACGGACTGTACAGGTGATATTCGAGTCCGTCCCCTCTCCAAAAGGACCACGCGCGGGTGATGTGATTCGTGATTTGAGCGGCTATTGAATCTCTGACGCCCAATCAGGGAGTATGTCCTCACTAGTCATTTGACGGGGATCTCCACCCTGTAGAATCCAGTCATTCTCAGTTGGAATGATCTTGCCGGTAGTTTCACCCTTGTCGTAAGTCTGAGATCCCATCCCTAATGCTATTGGTGCTACCAGTGGTAATAGGGATGGATCTTCTTTCGACAGTTCAATCACATCCTGAATAATCAGAGGAACGAACAGTTGTGCAGTCCTATCTGCTACGTGGAAGGGCTGATACTGTGATGCGTCCAGCAAATCCCATCCGAATTTCACTACAGGATTCAGCTTATTCACCATAAATCGTTCAGCGATATCCTTCCTCGTATCTGCCTGGAATCCAGCACCTAACTCGGTATCTCTACCAGTGGCAGATGAAGTAGTTCGACCACTAATCAAGCGCGACAGAGCTACGAGATACTGTTGGAATCCACCTGCGGGGTCCATGCGCGTATTGCCGATACGCATCTTACCGAAATCAGCACTATTCGGATCTAAACTCACATCTACGTCTGCGATTCCGGCTTTACCTGCCATGTAGCCCAATCCACTCACAGTAGCCCATGCGCCCGCAACTGATAGTGCAGATTTAAGGTACTGTTTCCGAACGAATGGAGTAGCCATCATGTATGTCATCGGATTCAACATACGTGCGCGTGAGAAGAACAGTCTAGGTGCGAATAATGTATCAGTCAGTAGTTGCGCGTTCTGCTCCAGATTCGACTCTTTTAATCCGAGTTTTCCACCCTCGATGGTGGGACGCGCGAGTCGCATTGGACCCTTACCAGTCGCAGTATTTACGAAGTCTGCAATCTCTTTTGCAAATGGCAGATCCGTCATTGGATCTCTCGATCCCTTAACTCCTGCCTTGAATTCACGAGATGCATCCTTAATCAGTGATTCAAAAGTATCTGCACGGAGCTGATTCAGGAAGGCCGTATAAGCCCTATTAGAAGCCCTGATTGGGTTCCCTAATACAGCTTTATATCCCTTTTGAACTGCATTATTCTTACCGAACATTTCACCAGTTTCAATCCATGTAGATGCAACAGACTCTTCTCTAGCTGCAAGATGGGATACATCTGACAACTTGATTCCAGCCTGTTCAGCGAATGATTTAGTCGTCTTTCCATACGTCGCAGAGTTGGGATTCATATCTCTACGCGCTTGGAACATTGGACGCTTCTTAATGTCCGCTAGTGTCTTTTGATATGCCTTTTCTGAGCCTAATGCCTGTAGTTGCTGCTTCCATGAAGTCCACCATTCTTTCCTCGTGATGAGCGGTAGTCCCTGTCTCATACTGGCGGACAGATCGAGTGGAGTAGTAGCCGCGCGTGGGAAGTTCAGAGCTTCTCGGATTATAGACCGAGGTTTATCTTTACCTGTCCCAGAGCCTGAAGGGATTTGTTCTTCTCCGTTGGCCCCAATTGGGGATCTTTGCTGAGCAATTCCAGTTGCGACGACAGCATTCGGGTCGCCAGAGGCGCGCCCCCTTGATTCATTATAGACTCGTAGAACTTCTGATAATTCTGGACTAAGATTTCCTCTGCCATCGTCGAATTCCTTTCCAATCGCATCTAATAATGCAATCGTATTTCCAGCACCAAGTTTACCGCGTAATTGGGCGTCACGATATGAGAAGTCTGTATCGTGTGGACCACCCGGAATATGTGCCTGTTCGTGCGCGATTGTAGTGAATAAATCTGTCTTTAACTGATCGATGGGCGCATCAGACCTAGCCGCATTATTCAGATGCTCCATCAAGTTGATCAGAATAGCCGAATTATTCAGATCATCAGGACGTGGAATGTGGATACCCATCGTGGTACCCCGTGCATCCGGTCCAGAGAACAGTAATCCGAATTTCTTCAGTCTCTCTGATGGTAATTGCCATGTAGCACTGTAGCTGACTGGCGACCATCCCATCTTATCTGCGATGGAAAGTAGTTCCTTGTGTACCTTCTCTAATGCATTGATTCCCCGAGTCAGAACCGGATTACTACGAATCAAATCCAATTCATCAGGAGTCAGTTTATTGTCTGAATCTAAGAATTGGATACTAGTCTCACCATTGGGATGTAAATAGTCGATTCCATCATACTGCCGTTGAATAGCTTCAACACGCTTCTTAGTGACACCTGTAATGATGTTCTCTTTGACCCACGTATTGATAGCGCGGCTCACATCATTACTAATTTGCTCTCTGTTGGCAGAGAACGGATAATCCTCATGTCCTTCTTCTACCGTAGCAACGATATCTGCAACGATTGAACGAGGCACGTTGGCAGTCTGATCTCCATAGGAGAGTTCATTAGTTCCCTGATACATCCCCTTATTAGCCATGTGAATATCGGCTTGACTGGCTTCAACTCCGGGTTCGATGTCATAGTGGATATTGACATTCGCACCAGGAGTTACTATCGTATCCTGCATCGTTGGCATTGATTGAGATACGTGTTCCCTTTCCTGAGATTTAGGAAAGTTGTATTCAGATGAGGTGATAGGATTGGATGGAGATTCATCCAGCCACCTACGCACTTCAGCCTTATTCGCATGATATGAGTCGAATAACTTGATTCCACCCTCCACGGAAGGAGAGCGTTCAGTCATGTTTTTCGCCCATCCAGCAGCCTGCCAAAATCCACTCTGGTCGGATGGATACCACACGTAGAATTCAAGTCCAGTAGGAACATCTTTTCCTACCTTTTCAGCATTTAGAGCAACTCCTTGTGCTGCCTTCTTTAATTGGGCAGGAGTACCCTCCATAGTGTAGCGCATCCGACCTTTAGGAGTATCAACTACTGATGTAACCTTAGAGTATTTACCTCCGAGGAATGGGGATGCTTTCGCCATGCCGAATCCACCAGCAGCGGACTCTTCATTGCCCTTACCAGTCTTACCCACATCAGTTAATACAGTGTAAATCTCATCAGGTTTCAAGCCTCTACCACGATCTCTGACAGTAAGAGATTGGCCTTTATCTCCAGATGGATTTATTGGGTTGTCAGCAGCATTCTCGATATATACTCTGACATGATCTTTTATCCCATTAATCTTATGTTCATCGAATGCATTCTGGAGTAATTCCTTGATTGCGACGATTGGACGTGGCTTCGAGTACAGACTGTTACCGAGCACATCTAATACGCGCTCATCAGCCCCACCAACTGCCACATTCTCAAGTCCAGTATTTCCTTCTTTCACTCCAGTGACGCGCATCCTCTGAACAGTATCCTGATCGAAGTGCGAATTGACCCAATTACGGATCTTATCCGCCGACATTCTTTCTTTTATTTCGAGATTGGATGGACCACCCCGTTCCTTAGATCTTAGTACATCTACATACAGAGTATCCTTTCCATATAGCTTAGTTGCATCTGAAAGGATTTTAGCCTGTTCATGCGTTATGGGTGTTCTAGTTTCAGCTCCTGCATCTCCGCGGAAACGGATAATTCCAGCATCTAATGTTTCTTCTAAACTAGCTCCCAATTTGGCTGCAATATCCTTATGCATTGCAGGACCAATATGGGAACCAAGCATAGTTCCATCGGGGAGAACGAAGTATGCCTTAGAAATATCATTAGTTTGCTTCAGTTCATTACGGAATTTCCGGACCAGCGGATGCTCGTCAGGAATGACAGTTTCACCACCCCTACGAGTGTTGATTTCAGCATCGATTGCAGCTAATCTCTTCTTAGCATCAGCCACTCTTCTTCTATTCTGACCAGCAACAAATCTTTCTTCGGGGTCAGTAAGTTTACTTACCCAATGATCTACATCTCCAGCTAACTGAGTTCTGAGATCATATAGTTCCTGCTCAGATGCCTGTTTTACAGCATTCAAGAATGTAGGACGTGGTGGTCCCGACTGGCCTACTCTATAGTCAGGTTTCCGTGATTCTTGAGGTAAATCAGGTGTAGTCTCGCCTCTCCAATGCCGTGTAAGTGCAATTCTACGTGAGAGTTCATCGCTATCCACGCCTTCAGGATTGATACCTAATGCACGCGCACGTTCCTCTTGACCTGCTCTCGCTGCATTACGATCAGCCCTTACACGATTACTCCACGCTTCTGAACTTGTAGCAGCATCTCCGACACGCGCGCGTGGATATGGACTAGCTCCCTGGGGCGCACTGAGAGAATCATCTGGTCCTAGAATCCTCTCACCTCTACCCTGCATTGGACGCTGGATTCGCTCTAATTGCTGTGACAAATCAACTACGGCATTGATATCATTCCGCTGATATGCCTCGTTAATCTGCTGTTCTAATGCCTTAATTCTCTGCCCATTGTTGGGTCCAATACGCGATTCCTGAGCTGGTTCAGTGCGCGTAAAGATGACATTACCCTTATCATCCCTACCAGTAGGATGCATTCCATCTTCTGCCATATTGTTGATGAGAGTCTTATTGACTTTCGACTCCGGTACAACAAAGTTGTCATCTGGATGGAATGGCTGCGTATCTCCCATCGATGGAATCTGATTTTCAGGGGGTGGAACTACAGGTCTAGATGTTGAACTAGCTTTAGCCCACAATGGTCTACCAGCAGGACTTACACGACCTACTGGCTCAAATCCCTGTGCTCTCAGCATCGCATTATTAGCTGCTGATGGCTGCTGCTGTTCATGCATTCCCTGAGCATCTACGGGAATCTGACCACTGCCGGTAGGCTGTTGAGCCTGCTGCTCTTGGATGATTCTCTGTGCGTGCTCTTGAGTTGCAATTCTACGCGCTTCCTCTACTGATACTCCCTTTTGCTGCATGATCTGCTGTACACGCGCAGACACACGCTGTATTAGTGCGGCTGCACCGGGGTTAATACCAGCACCAGCCGGAGGTTCAGTAGGTGGTGGAGGAGGTGCAGGTCTAGCAGGAGCACCAAGTTCAGGAGCTACCTGATCCATGAATTGACGCTGTTTTATCTCCGAAATAGCACGAGCCTGTGCTTCTTCAGGAGATACCTGCTGTTCAATCTCAATCTCTCGCGCACGACCCTGTGCTTGCTGACGAATATCAGCTTCTCTAGCCAAATCTTCTGGAGATTGACCTGTAAGACTGAATTCGGCATTCGGGTCTTGCATCGGAGCTACCTTAGACTCCGGTGGGAGTAGATCCCTACGAATCATCTGCTGATCGCCATTTTTGTTAGTATGGCCTTCCCAGATTTCGTAGCCCCTCTGTCTCATTTCTGACACTTTTAGAGGCGTGGGGTCTTGAATCGAAACTACCCTCGGTTGTGACGTAAGAGTAGACGCAGTATCAGCTTCAGATACTGGAATATGTGATGGAGCCTCCGGAGCCTGCTCGGGATAGAACGGAAGAATAGGTGATTCCGCAGTTCCGGGTTTAATCGGATCTAATGGAATACGCTGATTGAATTCATTAGTGAGTGGATGTGGAGGTGGTACATTAGCGATTTCTCGCAGTCTACCAGCCTGTCTCATCGCTGGAATACTACCGAATAAAGCACCACCAGCCAAACCAAATGCCGCGCCGCCAGCAGCCTGATGGAGTGCGTTACCTATAGTCGGAGTATCACCTTCTGCTAGTGCAGATGGGACTGACATTGTAGCATTGAGTAATGCGCCCTCTGCCGCACCTCTGAAGGGAGCGCGCATTGCGTATTTCCCAAATTCCTCTGCGGTAGCTCCCACTCCGGGGAATTTACCACCCATAGGAATCGCACCCGCTACAGTCTGTACGCCGATCTGCCAGGGATTAATATCTTCTCGAATTCCACGCCATTTCTCGAATGCTTCTGCCGCAGTTTCACCTACTCCAGTAGAAGCGGCACCTGCCGCAGCCATACCTATTGGACCTGTTTCACTAGCTAAAACAGCAGCTCCAATGGGTGGTGCAATACGCAATCCCTGGCTGATAAACCACTCAGGCCATGATGCTTCTCTGACCTTACGAGTAGTTTCCTCTGGTTGTTCTGACTGTTGGTCAGTACTCTGAGCAGGTTCAGGGTTGAATAGCTTTAATCCCGGCGGTTGATAAGGCGCGAATGGCTTAAGACCGGGAGGAGTATATGGTTGTGGCATTACTTAATCTCCTTCCAGCCATTCTTGATAGCGTCAGCTAACTGTGAGCGCGGAATAGTTCCCATAGGTTTACCAGTGGGATCTGCTACTGCAACTTCACCCGGAGGAACAGTTCTCGGTCCATCAGGAGTCATTACCTGTTGGGGCGGTAAGCCTGATTCGCCCATTCCTGCCGCACCCTTAGTAATATGCTCTCCAATTGCCTTAGCAGCAGGAATGAATGGTTTAGCAATCCACGGAGTATTATCTCCACCTTCAACTTTTCCACCATACTCACCACGAGGAACATAACTCGGTTCTTTCGCAGGAGATGGAGCAGGAGATGGAGTAGTAGACGGTCCTAAACCTGATGTTTTCGCAGCAGGTGGTGGAGTAGTCTGAGATGGACCGATTTTCGCACCATTACCATTCACTTTAGCGACTAATGCATCATAAGCAGCTACTTTAGCCGCATAATCCTTAGAACCAGTGAGTATTCCCTTAGTGGGACGTTTAGCGAACTGCCAACTACCATTAGTAGTGGCAGGAGGAATCATAAATGACTTCTCTTCATCAGTTGCAGTGTCATACACGTTCTGGAAACGCATATTACGCTGAACTACAGGATTCCCACTACCACCTGTCGGAGTTCCTGATGGAGTAGATTTAGTCTGTTGAGCCTCATCGCCCCGCGCATGAATTCGCTCAATTTCATTCTTCTGGTTCAGATTAATTTTATCTACATCCGACATATGACCTGTCGGACCCAATTTTACCGCTTGTGAACCATCAGGACTAGCTGCAATAACCTGTGGTCCACTAAAATCAAACTTCCAATCAGGATGACGCATCTTGAAGTCGTATGCTTCTGCCCTGATTTTAGCTACATCTGCTGCATCATCCTGTTTCTTCTGCTGTAAATCATTTCGACGAGTAGCCTGATCATTCATGTCCGCATAGCGGTCCATGTTGGTCTTATTAGTGAGTACAGAGCTGCGCATCTGCCGTTCATTAGCGTTGGCAGTATTCTCTAATTGAGCACTTCTGTATGCAGGTTCAACCTGTGAAGTCCAATCCGCCATTTTACGATTATATGGCGCATTCATGATATCTTCTTCAAGTTTGAATGCATTACTGGGATCTTTTTCGCCTAATCCCATACCAGCCGCGACAATACTGCGCATGATTCCCGGTCTTTCACGTTCGGGGCGCGCATTCAGTAATCCATTATATTTATCCTGCATCGGAGTATCGAAACTCCCCAATTGGTCTACCATATCCTGATAACTCGGAGATGGAGAGATTCCAGCAGGTGGTTTGACACTGAAATTATTAGCAGCGAATGGGTCTTGATTAGGATCTGCGCGTGTAATCCCCATTGGATCACCCTTCAGATCGAAATTAAACCCCGGATCACTGATAGGATTTGTCGGTTCTCTCTCGAATCCTGGATCATTAATAGGATTCTGTAGCTCTTGAGTGAAACCTGGATCGATATCATCAGGATGCTGCATCCCATAGTTATCGAATAAGGCTCTTTCTCGCAGTTTGCGAGGGTCGAACTGGAACGATGGAGCTTGGATAGGCATTAGAATTGAACCTTAGACCAATCGATTCCACCAGCAGGCGCACCGGGCTTATAACCACCACCAGCAGTTACGCCACCCCCATATCCACTTCCAGTCGGAGCTGCCTTCTTATTCTTTAAGTAATCTTCCAGCCAATTAACTGCCGGATTTGCGATGGTAGCCGCATCAGTGACGTATTTCTTAGTAGTATCGTACTGACCCGGTAACTGTTGCGCATTACCTTCAGCATTGATATACGAAGTACCCTGAGCACCACTGTTCTGGATAGCATCACCAAGCTGGCTAGCAAACATATTAGCCATTCCGGGGGTAGTTCCATACAGTGAACCCATTGTTTTATAGGCATCCAACATATTGCCCTGATTGTAAGATGCTGCTGCTAATGCATTACTAGCATTGGCCTTACTTGCATCCAATGATCCCTGCATCCTACTATTTGCAATATTGGACATTCCTGTAGTGCCTTGCATCATGTTACCGATACGATTAGTATCGATTCCAGCCATTCCTGCCATGCCACTTAATTGATTTCTATTTCTAGAATCAACAATTCCAGCATTGACATTCTGTAATGCGTCAGAGCCTAATTGACCCTGTTCACGAGCCATCTTAGCCCGTGTAGCTACAGCATTAGGTGAATATCCACCCTGAAGTGATCTCTGACGACCTACTTCCCTTTCGGCATTCGCGTAAGCTGCCCTAATAGGAGCAACACCGCGAGCACGCAAATCAGCAATATCAGAGGGCGAGTATCCTCCGGTATCAGAGAATTTCTTATATCCCTGATAAGCGTCATTGTTTGGGATATCATATCCACCCGTATTGCTGAATTCTCTGAACTTATCGTTGGCTTCACCGAATGTATCGTCGTAACTTACGTTTCCTGCGGAGATATTACCTCTACCTCCTGCAAGACCACGTAATCCACTCATTATATCGCCATAGTCTTGCTGACCAGTCTCCATCGCATTGCCAAATCCTTCCCCTAATGCGTTCATATAGGGGTCCATTTGACCACGATATCTACTGGCCTCATCGACTATACGATTCTGAACTCTACCTCTCGAATCATTCGCACTCTCCTGAAAGATAGGATTAGTGGGACTGATAGGAGAGTTCCATGCAGATGTGGCAGGTCGCGGGACTGCCGTCTGCGGAGTAGTCTTAACAGCAGGTTTTCTAACGGGCAATCCCATAGCCATTGTTTTGTCCTAAGAAGGAGTGTCGATACCCGCGAGTGAATTCCACAGGGTCAGAATTTGTGATTGGAGATCGATATCTGCAATAGTACAAGTTGAAGTTTTCAATTCTTCATCATAAGTAGTTGCAGCCACCACATTGACACCCATGACAATTTGTGGGCCTGCCTGAGTAGCGGCTTCAAGTGGATTCCTTACAACCGTCTGCGCATAATACGCGCGTGACTGATGATAAGGAGTAACTCCAGCTTCACTTAAAATCGTGCTGCAACAAAACGCCAGCATTGCTCGGACACGCTCCATGAATCCACCTGGACCCGTGTCGCGTGTGAGTGCCATCTGTTGAACTGATGTATCTGCCATTTAATCTCCTTATTGGATGAAGAAATTTGCTACAAGACCAAGATACCAATTACCAACACCAAAATTAACACTACCCTGATTTATGTAAATCAGTACCTGAGCTTCTCCAGCACGAGCCTCAAATTGACCGCTACCAGCGATGGCACCAATAAATGCGTTTCCATAGTGATTTTTAGCATTTACAATTCCAGGAGGAAAAGACATATAAACAATATTAGTTAATGCAGATAATGTAACTTGAAACATTAAATCTAAATGCATAGTTTTTCCAACTAATGAATAGCTATTAGCATGAACACTAGCTATAGTTGCTGTACCTGCTCCAGCTGAAATAACAGGTGTATAGTCAATGGGATAACCCATTGGAGTAGATCTACCTAAGTCTCTATAAGCTCCTTGAATATTTAAATCACCATTTCGACCAAATTGAGCACAGTTCCTTTGAAATGCTCCAGCATCACCTACTGCTTGTACATAGAAATACTGACCCGTATTCAGTAAGTTGAATCTACGAGCATCAACAGGTTGAGTAGTATCATGTAAAGTTACTTGTGGAGAAGCATAGGATAATATTTGTTGTAATGTAAAGGTATTTAACTGATTTTTACATGCTACGTTTCCACCCGATCCCCCTACATTAACATCTCCATTACGAGACATGGTAAGAGGAGTAGACTGTACCGCAGCTTCATTATCAGTAATTGCGTAGAAAGCTATACCAGCACCGTTAGTTTCAAGACCCCATATCTTACCATCTACCGCACCCGGAGTATGTTTCATTCTAAGACGAGGGGTATCAGCAGATATATATTGAGGTGAACCAGTGAATACATTAGGCTGATTGAGCCATGCGTTATTCAGTAATGGATCAGATCCACCTATTTGATGATTAGGTGAGTGTGGTGCAGTAGCTCCGGGTGCTCCAGTTGGACCTTGAATTCCTTGAATTCCCTGTGGTCCTTGTGGTCCTACTGGTCCTTTAATATTCGCACGCAAAGTCCATGTATTTGCAGCCGTCTGCTCGTATACATCACCTGTAGTGGTATTAAGATACCAGTCACCTACAAGGCTACCCGGTATACTGGCAGGAGGTGCCCCCGCGCCTGAATACCAGTTTTCACCGGGTAAACCTTGTATTCCTTGTGGCCCCTGAATACCCTGAATTCCCTGAATACCTTGTGGACCTACTGGACCCACTGGTCCTACAGGACCGACTGGCCCCTGCGGACCAGTAGACATAGGACTCCAAATAGGAACCCATTCAGTTGTTGCTGGATCAGGAGGTCCGGCCATTATTTCCTGCTCTCTCCCTGTAACCAATCTAAGGTATCTAATGCATTTCTACTGGGAGTTCCAGTCTGCCACGGAACCTGCGCCATATAGTTGAAAAGGAGGTCATATTCAGTTACGTGAATCTGTAACTGTCTATTTCCTTCGACTTTTAACTGTCTTTCAGGTTCACCATTCACCATCTTCTTACCACATGGTTTCAGGTCACTAACTGTCTCTAATTTCTCGAACAGACTGACTTCAGTACGCAATACCTGCATACCTTTCGTCTGTTGCATACTTCCACCGAGGACGAATCCTACAAAGCAGAACTCGAAATGCATCTTACCACGATCATCTTCAAAGTTTAGTATCATAATTAGTTCTTCTGACAGAAGGAAACTAATACGTGAAGGGGGACGTTACTTGCTGCATCAGTTCCACCAGTATGAGTATGATCTCCTACACCGTTGATATTCAATCCGTGATTATGCGCACCTCCCGCGCCTGTATCAGCATCCCAGTTCACATCTACAGTGTGTTGGTGAGGTCCGCGTGACATATTGCCGCTATTACCACCGTCCACGTTCAATTGACCGTTTAAGTTATCGCTAGAAATCCATTGTCCATGAACACCGAATCGATGCGCGTGTTCAGGAGAATCAGTAGTTCCACCACTATGACTATGCCCACCAGCCGCATTACTAGTGAAAGTATGACCGTGCGTATCGGAACCACCAGCAGCGTAGGAAGGACCACCACGAATGAAATAACCGTCCCATCCAACTCTAGTCCAACCTATGGGACATGGACCTACTGCAATTACAATTAATCCTGATGGAAACGCATCAACAGGTTGCCATGTATTATCCCCACGAAGGAATAAGTTAGCTGCCGCAGCATTAGTACCCAGTCTAGCAAGTGGAACAGTTCCAGTTGCCAGATTAGCTGCGTTTAGATTAGTTAACTGAACACCATTTCCTGCGAAGGCCGGACCAACTAATGTACCATCGCGGCCAAATTTATACTGGGCTACTCCAAGAGTTACAGCATCATTGACGGATTCAATGTAAAAGTCACCAGTTACATAATTAAATACATTCCAGATTTTACGATCCAAACCGTTAGTAGGAGCATAAAATCTTAAATTAGGATAATTACCAGATACCACAGAACTTGCGAAAGTCTGGGATACAAAGAAATTATCGATATTCTTCAGTGCTACATTCGAGGTCAGTCGATTATCGGGTAAAATACCTGTTGTATCAGTGAGTGGAATCGTTGGAACTACACTTGGTTCTCCAACTGTACTTCTAACGTATCCAGTTCCTAATCCGTTGAGTGGACGCGCATTTACTAGGCTCGTATGAGGACTTACAACCCAGTATTTAGCATCTAATGCGACATTTACTGCCGCGCCTGTACCCGGCCACGGCTCTGGTGGAGTAGTAGTACCATCCACCGTACACATATAAGCTACGCCATCGGACCCAATGACGATATCACCATCATTGTAAACTGGACCCTGAACGTAGTTACCTAAATAGTCCAGATTCATACCTACGCCACCACCTCCACCGGGAGGTACAGCGAATGTATGATCTGCTCTTAAAAATGCTGCCGTTCCACCGGGATATCCGGCTAAATTCAGAACATTTACAGGGTCTGCTGCCGCATTACTATGTGTTGGTGCGTGTAAATTAGGTGCTGCATTACCAGGAGCAGCCTGATTAGGCCCACTTCCTAGTGTGCGTAAACTACCTACATTTGGTGCCGCGTCTACGTGTAATGGATCACTTCCACCCGGTTCGTGCGTAGGCGCGTGTGGTCCTGCTGCGCCACCACCTTCAGCACTGATAGTTAACTGATTCGGAACCGATTCATCGAATATGATGCCATCGCCAGCCAGTAATTGACTGGAATTAGGTAATGCAACTGCTTCAGGGTCAGTAGTAAGATAAGTAGCAGTATTATTAGTGAGGTAAGTAACAATACTCGTAATAGTATTAACGCTATTGTTGATATTTTGAACAATGTCAGCATTATTGAATTTAACTAGGTCTAAGCGATCAATTAAAACATGCAACATCTTAGATAACGCATTATCTGTTACCTTAGATGTTGCTAAAATTGCCTTTAGATCCGCAAACTGTACTTCAGAGGGATCTTGTTCAAACGCCATGTTTAACCGGGATATGACGTTGCTGATGGTTTGGCAAAGATAATGATTCGATTAATCTTGAAGATTTCGTTAGGATTAACAGTTTTGAGTTCAAAAGACATACGTTGACTTCTGAAATTCACGATTCTAGTCGGAACGATTCGATTCAGAGTCTGTAATTGAAATGGAACTAATTTCTTCCACAGTACATCATCAATAGAGAACACTGACATCAATAATTGACCTTCTCCAGTTGCCCTAACCCTGATGGATACACAATGATTGATGTATTCACCAGAACTACTTTCAGTTGCTACAGCTCCTAATGGCATATCTACTCCCCAATCAGAGCTGTTCTAATGGTTGGATTCGGAATATTCCTATTTACTATATTGTAAAGATCCTGCTTCAGTTTCCTGCTTGGATCAATAAAATATATTCCAGATAAGTCCAAAATGGGGCATTGTAATGGGAGAGCGATAAGAACTCTATCACCATATTCAATACTAAATATTCCATTATGGGAACCCGGAGCGAAATCCGTCACCTGTAAATGGTAGGGTGTAATGATGGTAAATCTAAACGACAAATAGACCCCATCCGGATCTTTAATTTTAAGACCTTTATCTCCAACTAGTCCACTTCCGAAGATATCGAATGTTGATGATGGAACTGTTGAGCAATCAACTGTAACCATCGAAACGTGCATGGACATACGTTAGCCTCCGACTATATCAACACCGAGAATCAGTTTATTCGTCTCGATTAGACACGCGGAAGTTACTTTCCCATCAAATACCCATTTGGACCAACGGATATTCTTTGCATCTAATCCATTATTGTAATCACCATATAACACGAAGTGCCGAAATGGTTCAGGAAGCGTGATATACAGCTTCTTACCGACTGAATCATTAGCGATGGTGATACGATGGAAATTGTTCCTATTCAGTGCAAGCCAAAAATCTTCAATTTTGAAAGTTAATTCAGGTCTAGTATAGGTACCATTGAATAGAATGACACCCGTACTATCCACAATAATCAGGAAATCAGCATTCACACCACCGGAATCAAGCACTGATGCGATTCCATGAATTGATGCGCCGATTCCCTGATCTAATACCTGTTCCTGCCATGATGCAGGTTCGTCGAAGTTATCGACGTATGCGTACGTGCGACTCCTCTTGAATAAGTAGAGGATATCGCGGAACTCTTGACAATGAGTGAGTGCGTTTCCGTCCAGTGGAGTGATAATTAATCCATCCACTTTACTGATTGCTTCAGGCTCTCCCGGCGCACTCAATAATGCTACCGACCGATTATCTAATTCCACATGATGACGTGGAGTGATACGACCACGACTAGTGAATGATTCCTCAGGCTTCGTGCTAAGTCCTACAACCACTAATCTGCCGTGGAATGTAGTTAAATTCACTCCAGCAGGGATATTAGTGTAATTATCGATTAAGTGAGATGCATCATCCACTAGATCTGAATCATAGTAGGACAATTCCACCTGAGTTACCGTGTTATTGTCGATATTTCCACCCGGAATGAAGTAAAATTGATACCCCTTCTGATCGCCGTTGTATCCAACGATTGCCTTAGTTGATATGATATGACGTTTTGTAACGAAAGGATCAGGTGATACAGGGATGTTAATGATGAGGATTTTATTCTTTACGCTAACATACGTCTGCTCACTGAAGAATTCAGGTCCGGGGCCAGTCAGAAATCCAGATTCAGTTTCATAGATTACTGCGATGATATGAAGGCCAAGATCACAGTATCCGGGAGTGTATGCGTGCGTATGTGCTAATGCAGTATTGATTGGAGTGGGACTTCCGTCTGGTACTCCAAGTGCGACGGTTAATTGCGCATCCGTAACATCGATTAATTTCTCTACAGTCGTATTATCTGGAATATCTGCGGCCAGATAGAACGTAAATCCTGCTCCTACAATATAATCCTTAGGATCAATTGCCTTAGTCATCCAAATCTTCCTACTAGCCGTACCAGCAGGACCAATCGGAATATGGATTAATTGAACTTTTACATTGCCGGGAGCTTCAATAATTGGAGCAATAGTTGGTCCGACTGTTCCGTTATTGAAGGATACTACAATTAAATGAATTCCCTTAGTGACTGAACCATCTCGAATGTCATTATATGCAGTAAATTGCGTTAATCCACCATTAGTAGGCGCTGCACCACCTGTTTTACGTGCCTGTGAACCATCACCATGATAGACGTAGACATACTCTCCCTGTAATCCAAGAGTATACGCTTGTCCACTAGCATTAACTAGCGTATGGAGGGGACTAATGTATGCGCGTCCAGCAATTGCAACAAATGCGAAATCATCTGCTGCCGGAAATGTAGCGATTGGACCATACATTTTCTGTGGCCCAACCAGATGATAAATAGTTCCACCTCTCGTCATTACAAGGAGTGATTGACCGTCCTGCGCTACATAGTTGTATACGCGCTGAATCATTGTCAGCGGAACTAGTGCGCCTCCCTCAATCTGCCACCGTGTTAGTGGAAAACGAGTTTCAATTCCTGAATCGATGAATTGAATATTATCTGCTACAGTGAAGTGATCGGCAGGACATGAGTCATCCTCACCCCTATCCCAGAGGCCATTTAACTGCTCGATGATAAATGGTTCGTGGTCCCGTGTTGACATGAGTTAAATCCAGATGAATCGATAAGTCATTGGTGTTGGATTACCATGACTGAGATACAAGGGGAGATTAGCCCAGTTAATGATTGAAAAGAATGATGGATTAGTTGGGTGATATCCCAAAATAGGTGCCTGAGGCACATGAGTGATTGAGTATGGAGCAGCATTGTCCGGTCCCGGTGGAACCACAATGAAACCAGTCATAGCGTATTTTCCTGTGGGTAAAGTCAGGAATGGATTAGTGATTTCAACGAATGTATTAGGAATGATAGTCTGTAAGAGAATCAATGCAGGGGAATTCTTATTCTCCACACAGTTAAATACTTCATCCATCACTACGTCTCCAGCTGTAGTGATGTGAATCTGAACATTGGAAGTAACAGACATGACTAGTAACTCCTCGTTTTGTATCCAGCTCTAAACGGTCGGTGACGAGTCATAATCTCTTGACGACCCTTGTTACTGATTCCGATGATTCGTTCTAACGCCTTCTCTGCTTCCTCATTCAGAACTGCTGCTCGACTCTCATTCTCGGATACGAAAAGAGCAATCAATGCAGCAGTTTTATATGCTAAATAGACTAATCCATTAGCATTTCCAATTGCCGAGTTCTCATCATGGACGAATCGAATCGGCTTACTGATATACTTAATCCGAACTTCCATCTCTCCATTGGCACCATTTGGATTGAAGTAAATCCGCTGATTCTTCCAAACCCAAAATAGGAGTGAATTAGTTACTGGAAGAAGATCAGTGAATTCCCTACGTGGTAAAGAGATAAAGGCATCATTAGTACCCTTTACTCTCTCTGCCACTTCCTGAATTTCAATGATATCGATAGGTGGATTTTCAATTTGTCCCCTACCAGTGGGAACTGGAATAATTTCTGATACTTGATTAGAGATTGCAACATTAGATTCCTCTAAATGTTGGTTCAGTTCTTCACAGGCAAGATTCAAGTATGGTAATTGAACTTTTACAGTGAAATCAGTGTATTGGGGATCATTCAGGAGAGCTACGACGCTATCCATTACATCTTTAGCCGTTAAATGTACGGTACTGATCCCCATGTTACACCTACGAGATCACAATCGCGTGTTGACCAGCAGTGATGGTGTCAGCAATAGCAGTAACACCAGCCATGTCGTATTCACGGATGGTATCACCAGAGCCAGGACCAGGCTGTCCACCCACGAGTGGTGGAATGTTGTCAATTGCGATAGTATTTGCTGTAAAGTCCAGTACAACAGACCTTACATTTGCATATACCATCGCAGTATTCTGGGCATTCGGACCCGTCTTTGCGGTAATCGTGACTGAATGGGGCATCTTTTCCTCCTACTGAACGAATGTTAACCCAAGTTCCTTAGCTTTAGCAGGATCTGCAATTGCCTTGCACACTGAACAGATTGGAAACTGTGGATTGCGCAGATTTCCACACGCAACACATCGAACCAGTTCCGACTGCTGCAAGTCGCCCAACCACGGTTTATTCTGAATGTTCAGTTCCCTGCACGCTAATCTGGCATCCTCACTAATCGACAGAGGATTTCCATTACTTCTCGACCACATGATATCTGCGAGTCGCACTAATTCGAGGAACCATTTCTTCTGATTCGCACGCGCTTTCAGAAGTAATGGCCCATGTTCCTTTTTCAGTCGTGCCGCATCAAATTCTCCCGGCACATAAAAGAGTCCGGGCATCTGATCGCCCATATTGCAAGCAAGCAGACCATTAGAATAGTCTCGCACGACTGAATCGGCGATCTGAATGCTACTAACAGGAATTTCAAGTAATGGTTGATTTTCGTCAACTTCGCGCCACCACGACGACGGGCCGATAACTAAACAAGTCGGATTCTCGAACGTACCCGGCTGTAATTCAAAGATTCCAGGTTGAATTGTAGGCTTGCGCTCGTAAATCCACTTAGGAAGAATGGATACGATTGTACTCTTATCCATTGGATTCACGGGTGCGCGCACAGTACGTCGATTAGTCTGCTGCATTCCGGGGAATTCGCCAACCTGCATTTTAATTCACCTTTTCGTAAGTGGAAGGAACTACGATTCCTTCTTTGTATCGAAGTGCATCGCCTGTTTCAGTCTCGTCGCCAAATAATTCCATCTGAAGTTTGGAGATTCTTTGATCTCTTCCTTCAGGCGTCGTGTTTTCTTCCGTGTCCGTGTATTTCGCCAAGCTCTGCTTACCAAGTGCGGCGTATAAGCTGTCAATAACGAGCTTCGTAGCGTCCCAGATAGGCGGCAACGGATTATCATGCCTGTCTCGATATGCCCAAATGGGTTCATAGGATGTTTTCAACCCTAATTCTCGCTGTTGTTCTTCCGGGACAATAACCAGTCGCTCAAGAACGTATAAGTGCGGAAGATAACTGTATTTCTTAGTCTCTCTAATTTCAGGGAACAATAATACAATACCAGAATCAGTATTATGAACGTAGCGTCGTTCCATTTCGTCATCAGCCCACACGATCCGAAAGATAGCTCTGTCGCTGCTGATATCTTTTCCAAAGTAATCGATTAATCTCTGATTCAATACTTCGATAGTTTCCATATTATCCTCTATAAAAGGGGCAGAGACACGCTCATGGCAGACGTATCTCCACCCCTCCCATCACCCTGGGTTACACTCCAGAGTTAATGAGCCACTTCTGGAGTTTCTTACTCCAGACAAGAAACACAGGACGATTGATAACCATTGTCAGACCTACTGCAATGTTACCAGTCGTTCCCAGAACAGATGCAGCATTGGAATTCAGCACAAGAAACTGACTTACAGCCGTGCCGAGTCCCGGAATGATGTTATTGATAGTTCCTGCACCAACGATGTGAACGATATCAGCCTTAGCTGTAATCGTCGCAGCGAATGGTACAGTTGCTTCACTGAGTTTACTGACTGATCCTGGAATCATTTTTTACCTCTCTCCACCACCACCGTAAGACGGATGCACATGAGCAACAACTCTGGGGCGAGTTGGTTCCCAGTCATGCGCATCCGTCCTACAAATTAGTAACCGACAGGAACAGCGAGATTGTCGATGTAGCTGCACGCTGCGGGATTCGACACGTAGGTCTGCATTCCGACCACCATGTAGAAGATTTCCGCAGTAGCCACACCACCCGACGGTCCACGAATCTCGAAGATTTTCCGACCATCAGTGGTATAGAATCCGATGGGGAGAATCTCTGCGCGGCCCCACACTTCATCTACGACAAGATCAATACGGGTCTTGTCCCAGTTGAATGATGGAGTAGCCGCAGCACCAGCGAGCTGCATTGAACCACCGAAGTACATATTCAGTGATTCTTCTTTCGCAGCCTTCTGAATGATGGACACCAACTGTCCAATCTCTTCATAAGCCTGCATCTGACAGGGGTGCAGCCACGCGCGCGGAGTGATGGAATTCTCGATACCCACACGATTCCCGATCTTGTTGATAGCAAGACGAGGAAGCGGAAGAGTAAGCGCAGCACCACCACCATTAACGCGATTCGCACGAATCTCTGGAGTAGTGCTACGGCTAAAGCCGAGCCATGTTCCAGCAGATGCGTTTGAATGATGATAGGGAACACCAAACAGAGCAGGAAGCGAAGCTGGAGCCGCGAGTCCAGCAGTCACAATCTTATCTGTCGGTGCAACCGCAGCAATCTGGGGAGTGATGGAAATGGTCTTGTTTTCCACATCCCACTGAGTGATGGTTCCGCTACCACGATTGATAGCGAGTGCAGCATCCCACACCTGAACAGTCTGACCGAAACGCATCAGACGCGCACCGAATCCATCGGTGGTCAGAGTGATGACATTGCTACCACCAGCAGGAGTATCAGTGGTAACAACACCAATGACACCATCACCAGTCTGCATCATCTGGCTATCCAGCTGACGACGCATTTCATCAAGTGCAGTCGCAGTCAGTCTGCGAACTGAATTGACGATTGCCTTGCGTGCATCATCAGTAGCCCACTGAGTCAGTTTGGTGTATTCAATGTTCTCAGAGAGAAACACTGAATTGAGAACCGCCTTATCGAAAGTCGGCCCACCACCACGTCCCAGATCACCACCATCGGGGTTGAAATACTGGAACGAACCACCGGGACGCAGTTCCAGAGGAACACGCATCTGACGGTGAGAGATCTTCTCAACATCACGCTTCTTGATGTTTGCGAAGAACTTGTCGTCGCGCTCAAACAGAACTCGAACTTTAGGAATGACCTTTTCGAGTTCTGTAGCAGCAACCTGTGCTTCTACAACAGCCATTTTTATCTCCTAGTCACTCATCAACACGTCAAGTGTGGACATATTCTTAGGAATGTCCGATGCCTTTCTAATCTTTCCACCTGATGAGGGGCCAGTGGAGCGGCCATTTGATGTCGTTGGACTCTTCTTAGGAGTCAATTCGATTGTTTCTTCTTCACTACTAGAACGACGACCTAATCCCTTCAAAGCATTATTGCGGGCCGTTTTGATTACTGACGGCAACAGTGTTTTCGCTTTGCTGAGATAGGCTGACTTGATTTTGTCGGTCGAATCTTTATCAAAATTCTTCTCGTAGGCTTTTTCCCACAGTCTATCCAGTAGACCGCGGAATCGAGTGTCCTTACTGATAAGATTCTCAAGTGTTTCATGAGCTTCATTGACTGCGTGTCCCTTCACGTAATCAGTCATCGTTCCTCTCGGATCGATGTTCTGACTAATCGTGGATTTCAGGACATTATCAGCCTTAGTTTGGAGATCCGAGCGCGTATTCTCGAACGCACCCATGAATCTACTACGTTCCTCCTGCTGAATCTGATTCCTTCTCTGAATCTCATCAGGAGGAATTTGACGCGATAAATTCTGAGGCGGAACGAAATTCTGTGAACCAAATACAAATTGATTCAGAATGTTCGCAGCAGATGTGAGAGGTGCGCCCTGATCTCCTAGCTGTCTACCTTCTCGTACCATCGTGATGATAGTGTCCTTAATGACATTACCAAGCACATGATAGTATGCCTGCTGATCTACGCGACGGAGAGCTGGAAGATAGTTATCAGCAATCTTATAGAAAGCTTCCTGACTCTCCGTTTTAGCTGCTGCCAGTAGAGTGGAGATATCCCCACCCATGATCTGACCTTCAACACCATCAAGGATGCGCGCTTTCTCAACGGCTACTTTCGCATCATTGACTGTAGGAAATACTTCCGTGAACTGTTGCTCACGATAGTATGCCTTTTCAAGATACGGAAAGTCCTTAAATAATGTCGGATACTTTTTGAGGATTTCTTTCCTACGAACCGGCGTAGTTAATTCAAGATCCTCCTCTTTTGGACCTTCCAGTTCTTCTTCCAGTTCCTTTAGTTCATCGACTTCCTCGTCCTGCTCTTCAGAATCTTCAGAAGTCTCTCCAGATTCCGAAGATTCTTTTCGAGTTGGAGTAATGTCGAGAGTCTCGTCGGGTTCTTCTGCATTGAGTAGCTCAAGAGTCTCTAGATTATCATCGATTCCGCCACCTAAATCTGATTCAGGTGCGAAGGATGGATATTGAATATTACTGAATAGTCGGTGCATTTTGTCCCTCATTCATTTGAACCCCTGCATTTTGCTGCGAGGGTTGTTGTGGATTGGCAGGTCCACCCGGTCCTGCTTGTGGTGGTGGCATTCCTTGCGTCATCTGCATAAACATATCTTTATGCATCTTCATGTGAAGTAATACGTTCTCATAACCGGCAGGATTCTCTAATTTACAGAGTCTACCGGCGTCAGATACCAACCACCGTCTGCACACATCTGCTTCTAACGGATGATCGTCTACCTCGAATTCCGCTTGTACACTCGGAATACGCTGAACAGGCGGAGGTGGCGGTGCTCCCATCATCATCGCCTGCTGAATCTGCATCGGATCAGTTGGAACTTCGATTGGTTCAGAGTTAATTAACTGCTGAATCTCCTCATACTGCTTAACTCTATCATCTTCACCAGGAATCACATAATCATTGATTCCGATAGCCCGTTTCAAGAAGGGCATATTCTCAGGAGATGAGAGTGACGAGGTGATTCCTTCATTATTGATTTGAAGCAATTCCATGATTGCATCTTTCTGCTGATTCCAAGTAATCGGCAGATTCTCATTTGCTTCAATCTCAATATTTCCAATCTTACCCTGTAATTCCGCCATGCGAATGAACACATTGATGAAATTACCGAATTCGTCCTTCTTTACTTGCTTCTCGTCGTCTTTCATTTCCTTGATGTACATCGGAATGACTTTCCCATGCACATTCTTCCACCAGTACAGGAGCATCTTCCATGTGGACTGCAAGCGTTGTAATGCTTGCGCGCGTGACATGGAGTATTCAGATGCCGTCCTAGATCCAGACATCTGCCCACCGAACAGACTAGGAAGTGCGCCTGAGACTACTTGACCGAGTTCCTGAATCTTAGTAGCAAATGGTAGAACTTCCTGACTCAGAGTGGCAGTTTTGACTTCGTAGAATCCTTCTGAGAGTGGTTTCCCCGATTTCGGTGTCGCAGGGTAGATACCACCAGGAATAACTTCGGACTGAGCGTATGCGTGGAAATTGAGAACTTTTGGGTCCGCAAAGGTCTGTGGAATACCATGTTCCACTGTCTGAACAACGAGCGAAATAAGATCGTTAGTGATATCCTGTACCGAAGTGAGAAGTAGACCAATTGGATCGAAATGCAGATAATCCGATAAAGGATTATGGGTGAGCGTCCAGCAATCGTCAAGAGCTTCTGTACACGCGCTCGCAACTTGGTCATTGACGACTACGACTTTCACACCTTTTGGGTACTTTTTCTGCATCTCTTCGCATTCATCTTTATCTAACACATTGAATGCGGAGGGACGTAACCAACAATTGCGCACTGTGACGTTATGAATGGGCCATTCACCACGATACTGAGGTGAGATGCGACCCCACTGTTCATACTGATCGTATGAACTCATTGACTGTTTAGTAATCTTCTCTCTCAGTTCAGGATATTTCTCCAGAATAGTTGCGTAGTGTGTTTCGTAGCTGTAAATCAGGTATGGACACTCTGATTGATTACGTGCGTATACGGGAACCTTAACAAAAAGTCCACCATATACTTCCATGCAAATACGTGACTTCGGATGCGATGTAACTCCGACTAATCTCGTTACAGTGAGAGTGGACTGATCCTTCTGGGGAGTAACCATGTTTCCACATGATTGACATTCCTCCATCTCTTCAGGATCTTCCGGCATGAATTCATCAGTAATCGGTTCTTCCGGTTCAGGAATTTCAGCACCAGGAGGCTGCTGTACTCCCTGAAACATATTAGCTACGTACTCCTGCTGCATCTGTTCTTCAGGCGTGAGAGTTTTATCTCCCATTTCAGCCTGACACATGGGACACGTAGAGATTTCGTGTTCCTCCTGAAATTCCTCGTACTTCTTCTCTTCGTATGTTCCGTATTCTTCCGATTCCTTCGGATACGTGTAACACGCAGTCATTCCTTCAGTGACATGAATGAATAGTGCGTGAAGCCACAGAAGTGGCATATCATTATGTTTGAATACTAATTCGGCGATCTTATTTCCTGCTTTGGCGGTTGTACAATCCAGAGGATTGTCTGCGTCATCAGGATAACAAACAACAGGAGGAACAGTAACGCTAAGAGCAGCGATAATAGATTCCAGATACGCGCGATAGATGTTGATGGGTTTGTCGTAGAAACCCTGATCGCCGTCCTGACCTGCTCTCTCAGCTTCCGGTACGCGCCAATCATGTGCTACCTCCGAGTAGTAAACATGCTGCACGTTTTCCCAAAGTAATTTCAGACGACGCCAAGTTCTGATCTGACGATCGCGCACAGCTCTATCTTCATCGTCGAAGTGATCGACAATGTGCTTGAACTGACGTTTCAGATCTTCTGTTAGTTCTTCTTCGTGTTTAGCCATTATGCGAATGCCGGCCTTCTGCGTGCATTCTGTCTACCCGCAAGAATAGAATCCGCGAGTGAACTAGATGGTCCTAAACCAGAATTAAATCCACCGAATGGATTGTTCTGTGGTGGAGGAGTTGGTTGAACTACTGGACCTTCAGGAGTCTGAGGAGTTCCTACTTTACTAAGTTGGGATTCGGCAGCAGTTCTACCTACATCACCTAATGCTTTACCAAGCATTCCAACTTTACCGGCTCCTCCCATACCTGCGGCACCTTTAAGTAACTTGGCACCTACACCGGATGATGGACCGATTCCTTTTAATGCTCCACCAGCCACAGCACCAGTACCAGCACCGATACCACCAGAAATAAGAGCATCCTTCCAGCTACCGCCGGAGACTTTGGTATCCAGCGCACTTAGTCCTCCCTGCAATGCCATACCGAGCGGGATACCCACTCCAGGTATAGCCATAGCTGCATAGGGTGCAACTTTTAATCCGATTTTACCGAGAGTTTTCCAGAATCCCATGACTAGTACCGTTGCCTTTGCATGGTGAGTGATCGTGGATCAAATGCATGTTTAGCTAGTGGAGCCGCACCGACAGTAGGAACATTTCTCTGAACAGGTGCCACTGCCTGATTCGGATTATTCTGACCAGCTAAATATGATTGAAATGCTGAGAGTAATGCAGGGTCAACTCCACTGAAGAAACCAGACTGACCCCCACCCATGTTAGGATTATATGTTGGACCTAATCCACCACTATCATCCCCACCACCCATATCGTATCCACCTGCTGGTGGACCACCAGTACGCGTCCATGCAGGAGTAACGATTCCAGTACGATAGTTCATTCCTAAGTCAAGGACTTCACCGAATGGAGTAAGGAATGTACCATTACCGGCTAATTTCGTTGCACCATTCTGTGAAAGCCATGCGTCAGTTCCCGCCTGACTTTTAGTACCAGAACTCATCCATGCGTCGCGCCACTGTTCGCGTGTCTGCCCATTTAATGTTCCGTCGTGGCCTACATTAACTGGTTCCTGCTGCTGGTTATTATTATTGTTATTGTCGTTATTGTTATTATCTTCTGGTGGTTTAGGCGGTTCAGGTGTAGAACTAGATGCCGGTGGAGTAGTCGGAGTATTCGGTGCAGTGGTTGGACCGATTCCACTGTTAGGTGTTTGAGCAGGCTGCGCCCACGCACTATCAGGTTGTCTACGTCCGCCGCGCCCAATCTGTACAGCCATGATTACCTACACTGTCACTTTAGACAGATATGCCCACACACCCAGGATTTTAAGTAACCAGATGATCACGACTACAATGACGAACACATTGAGAATGCGTAAGATGGTCGCATCAATGTATGGACGACCATATGTATTGATGAGTGCGAGTACCACACCGACTACAATCAATACCAAGATTACTGTGATGAGCGGCATTATTTTGCCTCCGCAACACCGAGTTCTTTTTCCAAGTCTGCGATTTCTTTCGCCTTCTCTTTCATTAGTGCGGCTTTCTTTGCATCTTCAGCTTCTAACATCTGTTGACGCATACGCCACGGAGTGAACTGAGGAACTATTGGTTTGAATTCCTCAGTGGAAACTTGAGGTGGCTCGACCTTATCCTTGTCCAAGAGACGGTGGAGTAATTCTTTACGCTCAACTTCACTCCTATGGAGTGATTCACGCAAGACCTCGCACGTTTCACATGGCACATCAGATAGGCCGAACCACTTATATAGAAGTTGTTTAATCATTTAGTTCCTAGAATGACGATATCTAGCTACTGGACGAACAGTCTCTGAATCTGACTCAATCTTCTGCATGTTCCGATAAAAAGCCGTCCAATCCTGATTCGCTTCCAGTTGCTTGATAAGATTCTCTTGTTTCTCAACTTTCTTAAACTCCTCAGCGGAGTCCTCAAAGAATCCTTCTGCTGCATCAACCAGATATCGTAATCCGTCAATTGGATCGTCACCTTCAAACTCCGCGATATCTTCAGCAGGTTTGTTGCCCTTCGGCTTATCGTATGAACACGCCTTAATCGCCTCAATCAAGATGGGACACGCATCTCTGAATATCTGTAATTTCGGGATATTCATCTCTGGTTCAGGCGGTGTAAAGGAATTCATGTATGAGTGATACTCATTGATTCCTCGATTGCGCATGATCCACATTGCGTATTCTTCAGAGTATTCAGGGATCTCGGTAGGATTCACATACTTCTGATGCCATCTCAGATATTCATGGATTAGCATCTTGCCTGCGATTCGACTACCAGGACTATTATTAGAAAGCTCGATTGAGATTCCCAGTTCACTCTCTATCTGCTGTTGAATCGTCTGTTCCTGCCCACGATCCTGTCCAGCAGACTTGCAAAATCGTACCAAGCGGGGGCTTTCCTTATCAATATGTAACTTGACGTACGGTGCCCACTCAGCAATCTTGGTTTTCGTCCAATACTGTTCACGATAAATGTATATTCGTCGATTTGGACTAATAGCTGCATAACCAATCCATGTCATTGCAGTATAGCCCCAATCGCCTATGACGATGCGCGGCCACCACGATGGGATGTCAAAAGAATCGACCACATGGATGGCGTTATCTGGCTCATCGTCGTATTTATGGTCGCGGAATTCGTCGAATACTTGCCCCTGATACGCGTCCCAATCACCCTGTAATTTGGCTTTCCTCTCAGCCTCAATAGTAATACCTTGTAGACTCTGTTTGTACGTCGGATCGATATACTGATTGTCCTCCAGGGTGGAATGAATGTAGATTCTTTTATTTCCACCCCTTCCATGAATGATTACTCCGCCTTTTGGTGCGGGCTTAATGAGTCGTTTGTAGACCCATGTATGTCCGATACCACCCGGCATTCCAGCGGCACGTATAATAGCGGGCAGCTCAGGCACGGGCGAGCGCACCCTCTGAAATCCAATGTACAGATAAATCCATTCGGTGATGCTAGTAAGTTCGTCAGGAGTGAAGAGATTGATTTGCATCGAATCGTATTTATGCACATCATCTTCATTCTCACAATGACCTAGAAAGATCATTGATCCTTCATTACTTGGTCCATACTTTGTACTAGTTCCAGTTCCGTACTGATCTTCACGCGGAAATGTCCAGCACATCTCTGACTTATTTAGGGTCGCTCCAAATCTTCTATACAGTTCACGAGAACGGGGGATGATTTCATTCCTTAGTTCAGGGAAAGTACGACGTAGAAACACCTGCTTGAATTTGGGGTGTTCATGCCAGCGATGTACGATACCGTACAGAAGCAAGACATCACTCTTACCTGATCCAGCACCACCTCCATATAGAGCTTCTTTGATGGAGGTGGGAATGGATAGAAAGATTTCTTGCTTAGGTTCTGGCTTCCATTCATTCGGGTTTCTACTCATTGAACTGATTGATTAGAACTGGATTGGACCCATACTACGTCCACCATTAATTCCAGTATTCTTCATCTTCATTCGCTGTAACCACTGTTGGATTCCTGCCTGATCTCCCTGCCCCATTGCCTCTGTATTTCCTACAGGTAAATCAGGCATAGGAGTTACAGGCATATTTGGATCAATCGGCTGTTGGCCCATCATTGGTGGCTGCTGCTTCATCATACCACCGAATTTACCCATCATTCCACCCATCTGTGGCATGGACTGATTCATTCCCTGACCTATTCCCATAGGTTGCATCTGAGAGAATGATGGACCAATCCCTTTCATTCCGGGTGGTGCAAATTTCTGCGCGGCATTAGCTGCACCCTGCGCCATGCCATTCATCTTCTGCACACCCGGTAATTTCTGTACCTGCTGCCCAACTTTCTTGGCAGCTTTTACAGGATTGAGCATGTCCATCATTCCCATTGTGCTACTTCTTTCCTTTATGCCACGTCGTTACTGATTCGAGAGATTTAGTACCGAGTGGTGCAGCAGGATAGTACCACAGCGAATTATCCACTGGACCGGCGTAATTAAACACCAGCTTTGCATTAGGAGATGCACTATCCTGAATACAATCGTATACGCCCGGCGCAGTTCCACCTGATGGAACTAACAGCATGATCGCATCGACTGCGTGTCCATTAAACTGGTTCTGTCCGGGGTTCTTCTTGATGTGTCCCCACGCAGGATGCATCTTCTTATGCAGTTCTTCGCATCCAGCTTCCATGAACAATCCACAACCAGATGCAGTTGCAAGATTGAATGAACCAGAGTTCAGAACATGGTTCAGAATATCCAATGGATTCGCGTTTGGATTCGGCTGTTCAGTGCCAGGATCAGGAGGATCTACTACAACATCTGATGGAACCAGATAGTAATCATCGACTTGATGACGCGCGACTCCATCTGACCGCAAGATCAGGAAACCACGTACAGTCATCTTAGTGTAGCCGTCACATTCAACAGTGACTTCTGCACCGTTCTCGTCTACGACTCCATCAGGGATTGTAATGAACTGTCCCGCTCGTCCACCTGCATCGACATTCGGCACACCGACACCAACGAATCCACCATCATGGCGCAGAGTGACACGCGCTTCTAATGGACTACAATAGATCTGAAACTTGTGCGGCATTACTTCTCCTCAGTTTCCGAGTTTGGATCATTGAATACTACTGCCTTGATTGCCCACATTGCAGTAGTCTCATTGTTTGTTAATGCAACAGAGAGATGACGACTGTTCGGGCAAATTTCTTTCATCAGTCGTTCACCTTCACTGAAATGTTCTCGCAGTTTATTGATTTTAGCGAGTCCATCTGCTGACGGTTTGTGATACGCGTACGGCTTATCGATAGGCACTCTGTCCTCCGATTCAATTAAACTTACTTCTACCGAAACATTCACCAGCTAGTCTAATCTGGTCCACCATTACACCGATGGAATCCCAGATTAAATAGATTAGTTTCATTACATTCGTTTACAGGTTACAGTGTTTGCAGCCGCACTCTTAACGAATCCACCTGATGCAACACCACCAGATGTAAACGCAACGAATGCCGAGTTGTCTGCACTAATCGTCAGAGCACCCGCACTCGTCAGATAGACTGCGACTGCTGGTAGTGCGTATGATACTCCTGCCGTGAGTGCAGTAGGAGGACCGATTGGAATTGATTGAATGGGCATGACTACTTCTTGCTTTCCTTCTCGTGATGTTCCTCCACCACGAGTTTCTTCTTATCAGTCTTGACTTCCTCTCCGACTCCGAAGTGCGTATCCTTGTCAGTCTTTTTCTTACTAGTAACTAACACCTCAGGAGCCGCATTCGGATCAACGAATTCAAAGTTCACTGGAGCTGAATACTGCTGACCAGTACGCACACGCACCGGCACAATGACAGGAGCCTGCCACAGTGGCATATTCACACCAGTCGTCAGTTCAGTCGGAGATACGAATGTAGTAGGTTCCTCGTATCCATTGAATACGATGAGAGAGAATGGAGTGAACTCTTCTCCTACAACGTGCAGATCGAATGATGCTTCACCAAGATTGATAGTTGCAGGTGAGAGCGAAGTCAATACAGGCGGAGCAATTATACCACCTGCAAGGACTGCCGCGATTGCTAGGTATGCCTTCTCAGAAAATCGAGAGTCAGAGCAACAGATATCAAGGATATCCTTGATGTATCCATTCTGTTCAGCAGTCACATCCAATGCAGGACTATTCTTCAAGACTGGAACGAAGGGATCTCGATAAGGAAAGTTTTCCATCTTCTACTCCTGAACTGTGATGTGATCAAAGCTCCGCTCATCACGAAACTGTGGAGCGAAGATAACGAACTGTGGCTGATTACTCTGAGGATTATCTGAGGAGGGATCTGATGGAGGCTCAAGATTCTTGATGATGACGCTCATGTCCTTAGCGATACCCGCTAATTCTTTCGCGTCCGTGTAATCTAATTTCTCTTGAGTGATGGCTCCGAGTGCTGAGTCTAATACACGAGCAGCTTTCTTTGAAGCCCGTGCCCTCGACTTATTTATGTGACTGATGATAGCTGGCTTAGGCGAATCATAAGAAGCAGTAGAAGTCGCACCCTTAGCATACGCACTAACAGATGATGGACTGATTCCAAACATTCCTGCAAGTCCGAGAGCTGATTGTCGTCCATTGATTACAGCTTCTTCTCCGATGATCTGACGTAATGCATCAGGAACATTTACATCTCCAGTAGATCGTCCTGGTCTTTCCATCTCTACAATCTCAGGAGTCACTACAGGAGATACAGGTTCCTTCTTTTCATACGCACTCATCTCTCGCATGAAATCTTCGTCAGATACAATACCTATTGGCATAATGATTCCCAGATATGGAAAGACCTGATACCAGCTTACCATACGTGTCAAGTTGGGCTGAACCGTAACCCCTTCAAAATGAGGGACTTAGACCCCGAAATTCCGATGATCCGTTCGAGGTAAGATTCGATATCTGAGAGTATGAGACTCTATCTCTCACAAGATGGGCAGATCGAATACCGACTCTGACAGATTTTGATTTTCTACCAGAGAATTTTACCTCCCCTGACGTTTGATTGAGACACCACCCCCTCGCCCCAATGTCAAGTAAAAAGTGTGCAAGGGTGTACCCCATAATGTAGTGACGCCGAGCCGCGACACCACAAGATGTAGTGGTGTCCCGACGCGCGCCCTACGAAATTGTCCTACCCTTTCGTAACCACAAGATGTAGTGACAAACGGAGGCCAGGTCGCCCACATCTTGCGGTTGACAGACCCACGGACCTGTGAGTGGCCGACCGACTCTCAGAGTCCAGGTCGATTTTTGGCAGGGGCCGAGCCGTCGATTTTTCCGTCGATTGATGCCGCGCTGTGCCGAGTCTGTAGTAGACTCTTCTAGTCGGTTGATGACGAACCGACAGCGGCGCAAGCTCCAGTCCGGAGCCGCCGAAACCGAGTCAAGAGGTGCCTATCATGGCGAATGTGAAAGTTGTCGAATTCAAGGGTGAGATTGCGAACGCGCATGGGCGCGAGCTGTCCAGCTACAAGAACGCTGCTGGCGAACCGCTCCCGTCGTCCGTTCCCTACGCTACCAGCTACGAAAAGCTGCTCGACGCAGCTTCCGTCCGTGAAGTTGGCGAGTGGCCGAGTGAAGCCGCGTGCGTCAAGCTGGCGAACGCGAAACGCAAGGGCAAGGCGCGTGCTGCCGCGAACGCAGCCACGCTGGAATCTCTCGGAGTGGTGAAGCCCACCAACGAGAACGACCCGCAGCTTCGCCTCAAGAACATGGCCGAGATTTTCAAGGCCAACGGCGAGAGCGAAGAGTCGGCCCGCAAGCTGGCGGCTGCTGCCCTCAATCTCAAGTGGGCGAACGACGACGACGACGACGACAGCGACGACGACGAGTAGTAGACTCTCGGACGGGGGACAGCAAACCCCGTCCGTTTTCCCACCTGCCAAAATCCCTCCAGGCACCGCGCATCCCCACTCTCAGACAGCTCGCTGCGCTCGCTCTGAACGCCGCGAAAACCCCCTACGGCTGTGCGACTCTACCACCCCACAGAATAACTCTCAGACACGCGCTCACACTCGCGTGAGGGGTCAATAGCTGTGCGACTGGCTGTGCGATTCTCGCACTCATAATCTCTCAAATTCTCTCAGAGTAGGGGGAGAGGGGGAGACTGAGATAGAGAGTCCAAACAGGCCAATGGACCCATTTCCCCCGACTCTCAGATACTTCCGCTCTGGGGTTTTCTTGTATATTCTTTTTTTTTTTTTGTTTTTTTTTATTATATGAAAACTAGAGAATCCAGAACCGGGGGGTTGACTTGACCAAAAACCCGTGTTAGACTCTCTCTGTCGGTCTCTCCCTCTCCCGACTCTCAGAGCCAATCTGAGATTAAATGGAGGTTATCATGGGCAAAACGGGCGCAGTTAAGCACACGCATCAGTACTTCAGGCGCGATGACGGAATGTGGGCATGTAGTGGAATTGATGAATGTTCGCACTATATGCCGAAGAATATGCTTCCACTTCCAGTAGGTCGTAAGAGTATCTGTTGGGGTTGTGAGCGTGAATTTCAATTGACACCATACGCAATGAGGAATGCGAAACCCATGTGTGATGAGTGCGAGGACAAAACAGAAGTTTTGGGAGATTTCATCGAAGAGAGAATGAAGAGTGTAAAACCACTCACCGGACTCGCGGCATTCGGTGCGAAACCTCGTGTCAAGACTATCGAGGAATTACTCGCACTCGCTAAGGACGATAAACCGGAGAATGAATAATGCCGAAAATCACAATGAGCACAGAGCGCGCACTGATTAGAGAAATGCTTGCAGAGAAGATTCGAAAAGTATCTGCAACTATAACAGCGTTGGAAGGATTGTTGGAACAGGAAAAGGCAAAATTGAAGATTCTGCACGATACAATTCTTAATCCTATCGAATTGGAAGCAGTTTATCTTTCACATCTCGCAGATAGAAAGAAGGAGTCTGAGGAATAATCTGAGAGTCGGCGGGCCAGGTCGGGGTCCGGTCAGTGTAAAATTTACATACCCCACTAATTGTGGTTTTGTCTCTCAGATTCGGAAAGTGTCACTACATAATGTGGTTGACTGAAAGGGTCGGCCTGTGCCTATAATGGAGCACGCCGTAGGCGCAGGCCGGACTCTCAGAGATTACTCTCAGAGTATTACAAGTCGCCTCTGTTACCGAAAGGACAGTCCAGTGAAACGATTCTTCTGTAGTAAATGCCAGCGAGTCCGCCACGTTCGACGGATGCCACTCTCAGTCAATAATCCATCAGCATACGCGCCGCAGGATAGAGTCGGTGAATGCGCATGGCACACCTCAGGCGAGCGGGTTTTCCAGCCTGTATCCTCACACAAGACCATCAAGAAAGTCACGGTTTCTGTCGCCTCCAAGTCAAAGAAAGGCGGCAAGTAAATCATGGCAAAACAGACTCGTAAACGTGGGGATTGTGAAACGTGCGAACGCACGAATCTCGACCTCACACTCGAATCGCGCAACATGTGGATGTGCGAATTCTGCGTAGCTGACGAACGTGCTATCACGACGAAAATCGGTGAAGCCAACGTCGTTCTGGAACACTCCAGAATCGTCGATTCAACCATCCAAATCAAGCCGGAAGTATTCGTTTCCAAGACGGTCGCTATCGTGGAATTGCAAGCTGCAATCATGCACGATGCGAACATTCCTGACGACCAGAAGCAATCAGCATACACGCGCGAATGCGATAAGCGGTATCTTCAGTTGAAAGATATCGTATTCGCCAAGCGTGCCGAGCTGAACGAAATCGAGCAGGAAATGCGCGCATGGCAGGTGAATGCGCAAGCGGCAGCGGGTAAACTCCACTCCTCAGAACGCGAGAAATATCGTCATCTCGACGTGAACTACACGCCCACCTCGCCGGTCAAGAAAATCAAGAAATCCTCGGACAAACCCAAGTCAAATTCCGCCTATAACAAGACGGAAGTGGCTGCGATTTGCGAGAAATACGGCGTTCCGGCTCTGGGCGTGCGTATGATGATGATTAGCCGTAATCTCTCAGCGGAAGCGGCTGCTAAGGAACTCGCATCAACGATGAAAAAGCCGGTCGCTCAGTAGCGAGATTCCATCCACCATTCGATACCGTAAGGACGAATATGACACGCCAACAAGCCGCAGAAAAGCTTCGTCAGAAGCTAGACGAGCACGGCCTAAAAGATTGGTCTGTAAGACTCAATCAGAACGCAGAATCGCGTTTCTTAGGCTTGTGCTCCTACAAGGACAAAACCATCATTTTGTCCGCTCACCATATCGACATTCATCCCACCCCGGACGTGGAGAATACCATACTCCATGAAGTCGCCCACGCACTCTGTCCGCATCATGGGCACGATGATGTGTGGGCTGCTAAAGCGCGTGAGATTGGATGCGATAACACGCTACCATGCTCTAACCTGTCGCTCTCACCATCCATCATCGATGCAATTCGCAGTGGTGCCACGGTGGAAGTGACGTTCGACGAACAGGTTATTAGGACGCCGAAATACAACATTACACGGCTTCAGGATAAGTGCGAATCGTGTGGTGCTGTCGCCAAGATGGTCAAAGAAACCATCATCAAGAGCAAGGGTGAGGACACTCCAGATACGAAATTCATCACTCTGGAGTGTGGTCATACCATCATCAAGAAAATCCCGAAAGGCACGGCATTCGGGAAGTTTCAAGCGTTCGGTGATAAGGATTGCGTTCACGAATGGGATAAGAATAACTGCGTGAAATGCTCGCGCAAACGGCTATTTGACTATCAGCAGGATGGTGGTCGATTCTGCGAAGCCGCACTCGTAGCAGGTAAGGGCGCACTTATCGCAGACGAGATGGGATTAGGTAAAACACAGCAAGCAATGGCTACTGTGTTCTTCCATCCTGAAATCTGCACACCGACACTCTGGATTGTCAAGAGCGGTCTGAAATATCAGTTCGCTACAAGCATCCTGAAGTGGATGGGCAACGAGCACGTTCCGCAGGTAGTCAATGGTTCTAAGGACTGGCTAATCCCCGGTCTGAAGAACTACATCATCGGCTACGATATGCTCGTACCGAAATCACGCAAGCTCAAGTCAGGAAAGACTGCCACTCAGGGATTCGATATCGCACAGTTTGACCGTATCGGAATTAAGTGCGTAGTGCTGGATGAATGTCAGCAAATCAAGAACGTAGACTCCACACGCACACAGATGGTACGGCGTGTAGTGGCTACCAGAAAAGTCATCGGACTGTCGGGTACGCCGTGGAAGAATCGTGGTTCTGAGATGTTTCCCATCTTGAACATGATTGACCCAGTGAAGTTCTGGAGTGAAGCGGAATTTCGTCGTCGGTGGGTTTCCACATACTTCGTCGGCGCGTATGAAAAAGAGGGCGGAATCAAGAACCCCAAACTCTTCAAAGAACACACTAAGAATCTCCTGATTCGTCGGGAGAGAACGGAAGTAATGAAGGAACTACCACTCGTCAATCGGACGAAACTCAACGTCGTAATGGACCCTGATACGGAGAAAGTCTATGACGAGGCAGTAGACAATTTCGTAGCATGGTATGAAGCCGAAGCAGCCAGTATGACTGGTATGGCAATCATCGCAATGATGCAGAAAATGCGTCATCTGGTGGCTCTCGCCAAGATACCTGCCACGGTCGAATACGTTGAGGAATTCGTCGAGGACACAGACCGAAAGTTGGTCATCTTCGCTCACCACAAGGACGTTCAGGACGAACTCTTCAATGAGATGAAACGATACGAAGATGAGATGTATATCTGTCGTATCGGCTCAGACATGAGCGGTCAGGAACGCTTCGAGGTTCAGGAGAAATTCAATAGCAGCCCACGCGCAATCATGGTTGCTAGCACACTCGCAGCAGGCGAGGGATTGAATCTCCAGACATGCGCGGATTGCGTCATCCACGAACGGCAGTGGAATCCCGCGAATGAGGAGCAGGCAGAGGGTCGATTCATTCGTATCGGTCAGACTGCTACAACGGTGAATGCAGTCTACGCGCACATGGATGGACTCACCACAATCGACCCACAGTTGGATGGAATCGTGGAAGGTAAGCGTCGTAGATTCCACGCTGGCATGAACAACACTGAGATGGCACAGTGGAACGAGGATGCTATCATCAAGGAACTGGCAGAAACCATCGTGTCAGCGCATAAGCGTAAGCGACGGGGCGGCAAGTAGTAGATGGTAAGTAGGATGCTGGAGTAGAGATATTCCAGCATCTTATCGTACTATCAACTAACTAGAGAGGAGACTAATGCAATCCAAACTGTACATGGAATTCCGGCTGTACTTCGAGCCGAATACCAACACGGAACTACTGTCAGAGATGGCAGAAGAACTGAAAGATAAACTCTATAACGACCTAGTGGATACTACGTCGGATGGAGCGTATCCCAATCCCACAGATGTAACGTATGAAATCACGCGCGAACTGTTACCGCCTGATGTGTGCGCGTGTGTTGGACTCACAGTGATGGTGGGAGATGAGACTATTTGCTCGAAGTGCGGAAAGGTGCAAGTAAACTGACATGCGCCGGGATGGTGGAATGGCAGACACAGCGGACTTAAAATCCGCCGCGATAAGCATGTGGGTTCGACTCCCACTCCCGGCATTAAAGGAGATGAAATGCACGAAGGACTGATTAAGGAACTCGAAGCACTGAGGATGGGATTCTTCGATGAGGAATCGTCCCTGTTGGGTCGTATTTCCAAGTGGCACGATGACCCAGTTGGCGACAATATGCGTCGTATCGCGGAGCTGCGCGAGAAGATGGCACTGATGGACCGCTCGATTAAAATGCTCAAGGAGAGCAAATAATGTACGCAATCAATAGGATGAGTCCACGCGGACTCGCATTCAAGCTGATACAGGTGGTAGACCAGCCAGATTCTACCAAGATTACACATGGTGACAAGAGTATCACCGTGAAGCACAACATACACGCGCTCAGTCAGGCGTGGTACAACTGGCAGATGCGTGGTGAAAAGGTTCAACTCGCATTCATGTTCTTGACGAATGCTGAGAGGGAATTCCTTATCACGGCAATCACACCAGACGAGTGGAATCGTATCTTCGACGGAGTGGAGAGATAACTATGGATGAACTGATGAAAGCTCTGGACACTGATATCGTGAAGGCGCGTGCGAACTGGGAAGATGCCGTGGCGCATTCTCTCAGAATCATCGCTGAAACATCACACGCGAGTGATAAAGCGATTCTGGAAGTCGTCAACAATCTTGTCAAGAAGGTGCTGGAACTCCAGCATCGTGTTGACCTGTTGGAAGATTTGCACCGTCTGGAAGAGAACAAGTAGCATGACTCTATTACACGAGTCTAGTCGAGTGGATACACGCGATACCTACTTCGTCTGTGGTGGAAACCCTGATGGAAATGGTGGTGGTGTAATCGCATCGGTTAATACGCTTGAAGCTGCACATAGACTCCAGCGTCAGGCGATTATGCAGGGCTACTCACGAGTGCGTGTGTGGACTTGGAAGGAAATGAATGATGAAGAACTACATCGAGATTAGGAAAGCGGTCGAGACACTCTCATACGAGCAATTGCGAGAACTCGCAGATGTTGTGCTCGACCGCATGGACAAACTGACTGAGACTAAACCACTCACTGAGAAGCAGATTGCGCTCGTGAATGAAGGTGAGAACATCGCAGCGATTAAGGACTATCGTGAGATGCATCACTCTTCACTGAGGGAAGCGCACGTCGCAATTAAACGTCAAAGGAAGGTGAATGATGCCGAGATGTGAAGATTATCCGTGTTGCGGTCATGAGAGTGGTGACTGTCCGCGTATCGATTCCAATGGAAACCAGCGATGGCGTTGTGTGGGTGGTTGTGGAAAAGAACTACCCCGGAATGCGCGTTCTTCCATCTGCGCTGCTTGCCAGCGTCGTATGCGCCGACGTGAAGAAAATGGTGACGCAGACTACAACTGGAATGAACAGTAAAGTCGGGTAGTTGATTGTACATCTGGCTCATGTGAGGTGAGCCATTTGTAGAGCTAACTACTGGCTCTCTATGGAGTAACTATGACGGTAACTGAGATGAAACCACTACGACCACTAGACCACGGCAATGTGCTCATTGTCGGTACTAAGCCATCGAACTTCGATGATGAGATTCGCACTCACCCACGAGTAATTATGTGGGGTTCACAGAACGAACACTGGACAGATAAAGGTATCCCGCAGAATGTGCAGGCTATCTTTGTAACGCGCTGGATTGGACACGCGGAGTTCAAGAACATCCTAGCAGAAGCGAGGAAGAAACACATAACCATCTTCAATCCGATGGGGACTGGTATCATCGCACGGCAGGTGAAGGAACTACTTACACCGATTGTGCCGACTGTATTCACTACGCC